AAAGGGGTGACTATCCGGCAGAAACCCAATTTTATGTTGTTGATGATGATGTTGAGAATTTGGTAGTATTCAAAAAGAAGGTACTCATCAATAAGGCAATATCAAAATTCGACAGCATGACTCCTGACAAGAAGAAGAAAGTTGCAAGACTTCTTGGCCTTCCTGTAACAGATAGCACTACGGAAGAATCTGTTTATAATCAGGTGGACAATATTCTAAAGCAACATGAATTTAAGTCAGGAACCTTTCAGGGATTGTCAACAGTTGAAGTGTTTAACCGTTTTGCCGACATGAAAGAAAATGTGCTCCATATAAAAGATTTGGTCAAGCAAGCAGTTCAATATTCAATCTACAGAATAAAACCTACAGGTAAAGTTTATGAGGGAGAGTTTGAAGTTGCTGCTGACGAAGATGAACTTGTAAAATTTCTTTCAGACGATGACAATCAGGATGCTTTGTTAACGCTGGAAGGTAAACTTAAAATGAAGAAACTTGCTGCCGTATGATTAGTGTAGATAGCTTATTATATAAGATAGACCAAAAACTAAATAAACTGTCGAGTAATGAGCATCAGCAAATTCAACTGGAAGACAAGATATTAGCACTAAACGAAGCACAACTAAAGCTGATAAAACAGAAGATTGATGGGGCCTCAACTCCGTTAGGTGTTGGGATGAATACCATCAGGAAGAGATATGAAGATCTTCAAAAGATTATAGAGTCGTATGAGGATCATCCTCTTGATCTTCTTCTTACCAATAAGGAAATAAATAAATGGACAGCATCCTTGGTAGGAATTTCTCCTGCTTATATGTTCTATGTTGATGCGTATGTTCTTGCTGACAAAGGAAATTGTAAGGGCAGGAAAATATGGATGAATAGAGATATGTTGAGTCAAGGTGATCTTCAGTTTGTATTGAATAACGTTCATTATAAGCCTTCATTTGAATATCAGGAGACATGTACTTATATATCATCAGATGAAATTTCCATATTTACAGACGGAACTTTCACTCCAACAAAACTCTATCTGTCTTACGTGAGATATCCAGAATATATAGATAAGACAGGATATGTAAAGTTAGACGGAACACCATCTGTAGATAACGATTGCGAATTAAATGGTTATTTAGAAGATGAACTTGTTGATCTTGCTGTGCAGGATATTGCAGGATACACTGAAAATGCAGGAGCAATGAGTACATCTCAATCAAGAATACAAAAAAGTGAATAAACATTCCTTTTATTATTAACCCTTAAATACTTAACAAAATGGCTGATTTTTCTTTGACTACTCTGTTTGTAGTGCCAGTTGGTGTAGCAATCGCCAGTGCTGGTTCTACGCAGGATTTGACTGCTGGTCAAGTTGGATTTTTTAGTCAGGCTTATGCTGTATTGACATCCGGTACAATTGCAGCTGCTGACTATTTCTATGTCGCCCAAGGTAGGACTAACACCTACTTGCAGGGCAGTAAACGCTCGGACAAAATTAAAGGTTGTCCATCTGCAAATTGTAAAAGCAACGTTACTGAGTTTTACAAGGTAACTGGTTGCCCGACTCCTGTTAATCAGATAATTGACATTGCTTCTTGGAATGTCAAATGTGGAGAGGAAGTTACTTTAACTATCCGTGCACATTCAAGTTATCTTGATTCTCTCTATTTCAACGGCCTCACTCGTAGTGTCACTGTTGTAGCTCCTTGTTGTGTGTGTGGAGCAGATGCTTGTGCTACTGTTGATGTAGGAGATTTGATTGATGAAATTATTGCTGCTCTGGAGGAAGTTGCTCCAAATTATCTCTTACCTGATGGATATACAGGAAGTAATCCTGATAATATCTCCCTGTCGGATTTCTTCACCTTCACTAATGTTGGTGATACGACTCTGAGGATTGAAGGAAAAGCTCTCACTACATATGGTCAGGCTTGTGATGTTTCAGCATTTCCTTATGAATATGACAGGATGTGGTTCAGAACCTTTGTCTACAGCGGTCCTGCTACCACAGCTGACTTTATTGTTAGTGATGCTTGTAATATTATAGCAACTTCCACCATCATTCAAAATTCCAATTATGCGAAGGGAACTGCTGCCGAAATCATCCAGATGGAAAAGAATTATTACAGCTATCAGGCTGGGTATCTGAAACATCTCTACAGGATGGCAGGATATAACGGTAATTACGAAAGCTGGGTTACTGCAGGAACAACTTATGACACCTATTATATTAAATTCAACGACTATGATAAATCCCTGCAGAACTGGGGAGATTATGTTCCTGAAGATAATATGGTGATTATAGCTGTTCAGAAAGGAAGTACAGAAGCCACTGCCGTTTCTGCAATCCTCACTGCAGCTCTTGGTTCTCCGGTTGATGAAAGTGGAGCTTGTGTTACCACTACCTCTACTACTACTGCAGCTGCCTCAACCACAACTACTACCACTACTGCTGGTGAGCAGACGTAATAGATTATTAACTTTTTAACTTACCATGAGGGAATAGAGAAGAATCTCTCTATTCCCTTCTTTTTTATAAAATATATCAAATGGCACACGTTATAGACATACTGATTATTCCCACTTACGATCTAACCACATTAGCTGTAATGGATAATTCTACTTATGATGGAGCTCCTCCTACAGTAACTCTCACTATAGAGGTGCCAGGGTTTGATACAGCTGTTGGATTACCTTTTACAGTGAATTCGTTGAATATATACGACTCTGTGGATTTAGGAATATCTACGGCAGTTGAAAATCTCCCGGATGGGAATTATTGCATCTCCTATATGATAGATGGGGAAACTGAAGCCTCTGTCACTGCGAGGATTATGAGAGAGGATGCTCTTCAGCAGAAGTTTGATGAAGCTTTCCTCAAACTCGATATGACAGAATGTGACAGGGCTATCAAGAAGCAATCCAAGGTTAATTTAATGAGTATTTATTTCTTCATGCAGGCAGCAATGGCTGCTTCTAATAATTGTGCTATTGTAGATGCTACGAGACTTTACACTCAGGCTGATACAATGCTGAATTCTTTTATATCGGAAAATTGCGGATGTTCTGGAAATAATTATACAATAACCTTCTCATAATGGCTAATTGCAAAAATTGTGGCAAACCAGTAAGTTGTGGTTGTCAATTGATTAATGGCTTATGTGCAGCTTGCAGAAAACTTAAGAAAGGAGCAACAAATGTTACAGCCAAGGCTTACCACTTGTCCAGAATGCACTGACATTCCAACACTCATAGATAAGATTGATTGCAAGCTTGCAACTCTTGGGAGTGCTTTATATGGGAATGTTGCATTCATGTTAAATAACTCCATACCAGCAAGTGTAATAATTGACTTGCTGATTTACAAAAGAATCCTTACCTTTAGACAGGCAAATTCTACCTATTGTGAGGATTATACGATTGATGACATAGCAAGTAAAATAAACATTCTAATATACAAATAGTCATGGAGTGCACAAATTGTTTCAGTGGATGTGTAAGCACCACGTCAGATAAATGTGTAAAATATACAGGAACCGACATAACCTTTCTTGGAATATCTTCCGGGGATACCCTAAATTCTGTTGAAAAAGCAATAACAGACTACCTTGCCACTGTTTATACAGGAGAAGGCATCCTTCCAACAATAGATCCTTCCTATTTGTGTACGGTGGTGAGTCAATATTTTCCTGTAGGAACTCCTACTGCTGTAGATATCCTCACCGCCATCATTAGGGCAGTTTGCGATATTGAAGCAGAAATTGTTGTAGAAAGAGCAAGAATTGACGTAATAGAAGATACCTATACTGTAGGAGATTGTCTTACAGTTGACCCTGATGCAGGAACACACGCTGTTCTTGAAGCTGTCATGGCAGAACTCTGCGATGTTGTTGATGATATTACCACTATCAATAATCTTCTTGCAACATGCATTACCACCAGTACAATTGATACCTATATTCAGAATTACATAAACACCATTACAGCTTCCACATACATGTACAGCAAGATGGTGCCTTATGTTATCTATCCGTTTTATCCAACGGCTGCTGTATTAGCCTCTTTTTCAGTAAATGGAATAGGTTCAGGTGCATGGGATAAAGTGTATATGTGTAAT